TGGTAATGCTTTTGTGCAGTTGGATGTTGTACAAGGTTTTGTTTTTGCCTCGCATCAGAATATTAACTTTGTTCGACCATTCCGTTCTACAGACCTTAAAACCCGTTTTTTTGGGGTATCTGCCGATTGGGCCATTCTTCCTTATGCAGGAAGGAACAGAGGATATGAAAAATATCAGCAGATTGAAGTGCCTGCAACAGTAAAAGACATCGCAGCATATCCAAGATGGACCGATGAACTTGACAGCTTACTTGAATCAGAATATGGTCAAGGTGCTAATCTGGCAGAATTATATGGATATGATAAGTCTTCAATGCTGCAGCTCAAGCAGTATAGTCCTCTGATGTATCAATGGGGTGTGCCAAACTGGATTGGTGCCAAACATTTTGTCGAACTTGAATATCGTATTGCTAAGTTCAATGTATCAAAATTCCGTAATGGTTTGACTACATCAGGACTTTTGCAGCTATTTGGAGACCTTACACCAGAACAACAGAAAGATTACCAGGAAGCATTCATGCAGAAGATGACTGATACCGGTAATGACTTTAAAGTATTATTCCAAATCCTTGAGAATCCAGAACTGAAAGCCAACTGGGTACCATTTGAGCAGTCTTATAATGGTTATTTCATGGAACTTTCCAATATTGCCAAGGATAGAATTGCAACTGGTTTCGAAATTCCCCTAAGTTTAGTTCAGGCAACACCAGGACAACTTGGTAATAACCAACAAATCCGTGCTGAATTCGAAATCTTGTATCGAACAAAGATTTATGATATGCAGCAGGCAATTTTGAAGGGAATCGTTAAGCCTTATTTGGATACAATTGCAGAAACTGAAGGGATTGAGTTTTTAAAGAACGTAGAACTTGACTTTATAAATATTGTTCCAGTATCTTTTGCAGGTGACCTGGAAGTAAATATGTTGCTGACCAAAACTGAAGGAAGAGAAATCCTCGGTTATGGTCCTACATTGGAACCTGCAATCAAAGAAGAGCAGATACAAACCGAAGCAGAAGCAGAAGTTGCAGCTGAAGAACAACAGCCACAAAATATTTTAGCAAAAATTAAAAACTTACTCGGATGGCGCAATTCATAAAACCATTGGAAGTTGTTCGTGGTGGTTATATTCGCATCACTCCGACAGATACACAGTTCGATCCGAACCTGCTTGCTCCATTTGTGGACAATGCAGAACGAAGATATGTCCGCAATCTTATTGGTGCTAAGTTCTTCGATCAACTTAAAGCAAATAGAACTGCAGGAATTATAAATTACAATACTGCTTTTGGTCCAGTTGTGCCTGCATTCGCTAATACAGACCTTGAAGATTTATTCCTGGATGGCAAGTTATTCGACCTGCTTGGTTTTGCAGTCCTGGAAGAGTCTCTAAGTTTTGCACATTTTAAAATAACATCAGCAGGTGTCCAGGTTACACAGGCGAATTTTGCTACTCCTGCAACTGGAAACGATATGCGCTATTTAAAAGATACGTTAAAAGACAAAATACAATTCTTGCAAGAGGAAGTTTTGACATATCTTTGTGATAACAGCGCATTGTATTTGCCATTTGATTTTGAACCAGAAGGCAAATGTCCATCTTGCAAGAAAAAAGATAAAAATATTTCAACACTACCCATAATTTATTAAAAAAATGATGAAGCAATTCGATCAATTGAAAGTATATGCTATCGGAGGCGGTGTTGCCTTCGAAGAAGTTGGTGCATCAGTACCATTTTTGGTTGTTCCAAAAGGACAGGCAACCATTAAACCTTGGGGTACAAGTGGTTTCTTATTTGAAAATATTGTAACAGGTGATGTTATTGCCTTCGTTGCGGAATACGATGATGTTCTCGACTCTGCAGGTGCAGCTTATGGTGTTTCTCAGGTAGCAGTATTTACTGCCCTGGGTGCTTTTTTTTTTGATTTAGGAGGCGGAGGTGCAGGTGATTTAGCGACTGTTTTAGCTGCAGGGAATAGCGCAGGGGCTAACGATATTGACATGAACGGAAACGATCTGTTAAATGTTAATACAATTACCTCAACGGGCGATTTAATGCTCAACCCGGTAGGCTCAATCGATGCCAATGGTAAAACTTTAAATATGACAGGCGGAGAAATACACAACGTTCCGCTTATACATAGTCAAAATAATACAGACTTAACTATCGAGGGCAAAGGTACTGGTGATGTAATATTAAAAACCAATAATGTTGATAGGCTTAAAATAACTGATGCAGGCGTTTTTATTGGTCTTCCCGAAGCAATACAACTTGCTGCAAGTGATGAAACAACAGCGCTAACAACAGGAACAGCAAAGGTAACTTTTAGAATGCCTTTTGCTATGACTTTAACAGATGTTCGTGCTTCGCTTACAACGGCACAGACAAGCGGTTCAATATTCACCGTTGACATCAATCAAAACGGTTCATCTGTTTTGGGTACTAAGCTGACAATTGATAATACAGAAAAAACAAGCACAACAGCTGCAACACCTGCAACGATTACAACAAGTACACTAACTGACGATGCAGAAATTACGGTTGATATTGACCAAATCGGAAATGGCACGGCAAAAGGTTTGAAAATTACTTTAATCGGAACGAGATGATAATAAATCCTTATATCTTTGGGCCAAGTTATGACCCCGATGCACAGGCATTTTTTACGGCAAGTGGTTTAACAGGTGCGACAAATTTAACAGCTATAAATCAGCTTGTTTTAGACTTGAAAAGCTACGGCATTTGGACAAAGATGAAAGCTATTTACCCTTTTGTCGGGGGTACTGCTGCATTGCATAAGTGGAATTTGAAAGACCCACAAGATACAAATGCAGCGTTTAGGCTTACTTTTTCAGGCGGTTGGACACATAGTAGTACAGGTGCGCTGCCGAATGGAACTAATGCTTATGCAAATACTTTTTTAAGTCCTTCAACTCAATTATCATTAACTTCAACGCATTTAAGTTATTACAGTAGAACAAACGTAAACTTAACACAAGTTGAAATAGGCTCTCAATCAGGTACAGCATACACTATGATTGAAGCAAGAACAGCAAATACAAGTTATTTTTTAGTAAATACAAATAGCATTGGTGGTGCAAGCGATACAAATTCAGCAGCTTTTTATATAGCTAATAGAACAGCATCAAATGTAAATAATGGATTTAGAAATAATGTTAAAATAGCAAATTTTGCATTTAATGCTGATGGATTGCCTTTAAACAATATTTATATAGGAGCATTAAATAATCTTTCAGGAAATGCACAATATTATTCAACAAAAGAGTGCGCATTTGCAAGCTTAGGAACTGGCTTAACAGATACTGAAGCAGCTAATTTTTACACAGCGGTGAATGCCTACCAAGTGGCACTTTCCAGAAATGTTTAATACAATACTATGACACAAGTTGGACTATTAACAGAAACACAAAAAGATAGCCTTATCGGGCAGCTTTATGACGATGACAGCTATTTTAACCCGATACAGGATTTGTACGACCAGTACATTATTTCAGTTGAAGAAATTGAATTTTGCGTTAATCCTGAGTTTATGTGGGTAAAAGATTTGCCCCTTATAGATTACGAACCGAAGCCATCACCACCATTTCCACCAGCTGAGTAATGTGCAAACAAAAGGTCGGACTTTTATCGGATGAGGAGAAGGAAGCGATCGAGGGACAGCGATACGCAAAGGGTAAATATTTTACGCCAGTACAGGATGATGACGGATTTTGGGTTTTACCTTTAGATCAGATTAAAAACAATAAAAATATTGACTTTTGGTGGGTTTTATACCTTCCTTTAATAGATTACAAACCTAAACAAATGGACAAATCAGTAATACCAGATTTTATGGCTCTTGGAGGCTTATTTTTATTCACAGGTGCAGAGGTATCTGTCGAGGGCGCAATATTCGAGATAATATCAAAATTCGGAGTTGTGGCGGTGCTTTGGTTCTGGCTCAAGGAAATGAAGGAGCAAATGAAAGAGCAGTCAAAAGACTTTTATGCTGAAACGGAAAAGTTGAGAACAGAGCATAAAAATACCATGCACGAGTTTCAAGAGATCCACAAGGAACATAAAGAGCTTTTGACAAAGCAACTGGAGAATAAAGACGATATTATCAAGCTGCTACAGAATAAGATTAAGGGGTAAAAAAATGGCTGCCCGGTATTCCGAACAGCCATGACCTAAACTTACAAACTATTAAAACGGTAGTTCTTCTTCTTCGGCACCTGCAGGAACTTCTGCTCTGAGATTTGCCAATTGCTCAGTAGTTAAATTGAACTTATCTTGTATCTGCGATATTGTAAGTTCACCTTTTTTTACTTTTATCTTCATCGCTACCATTTGTCCGTTGGTTGGTTCAGGCAGCGTTGGTGTAGGTTCAGACTGTTCAGTCTGTTTTTCTCCTTTAGAATTGATTTTACGAGCATAAGAAGCAATAATATCGGTGTAGTACTTCCCTTCATGCTCACGATATTCAACTTTGCCTTCCAGGTATACCAGGTCACCTTTGTCAGCTTTAAACTCTTTGAACAATGTGCAGCGATGCCATTGTGTTTTTTCTTGCCATTCTCCGTTCTTATCCTTATAGCTATCTGATGTAGCTACAGAAAGATTGGTCAACTTGTCTCCAGACTTAGTATCTTTGATTTCGATTTGACCGATGCGCCCGATCAGCGTTAATTTGTTTACCATTTTAATCGTTTTTTGGTTCGTGATATTTATACTTATTTCTTCTTTTTGGTGGTATATAACCAAAGTTTTCAGTCAACATCAACAGGCCGAGACCTGTGCTGAGACAAAATATTTCAATTGCTAAAACCATATTGAATCCTCCGTATCGTTTTCGTAAGCTTCAGAAAGTTCTGTGCAAAAATATCTTTCAAGTTCTTTCGCAGAACGCTCAAATAAGGTAGCTGCTTGGTCAATAGAGACACTTTTATCATAATCTTGGATGTAGATATCAGTCAGTTCAAAATATCCTCCCAAATCGGGTTCTATTTGACAGCCATAAGAGTCTCTGCTGCCCATTTCAGGTTCGACATAATAACCTGAGATCTTTACAAAAACTTCATTGGTTGGAAAGTTATCGCATTCCATAAAAAGACCTGTGGTGAAAATTGCATTTGTCATGATGTGGTAGTTTTAAAATGTTAATAATGTCACAAAGATAATATTATTTTATTATAGTGTATGCTTTACAGCACATTTTTTAAATTTATTTGCACACATCTTCCAATTAAGCCAGAACTGAATCTTGTTGTATTGCGTTTTGATGCACCAGGATGTCTTAATAAGACCGTTGCGTAACTGACTGCCCAAGGTGTGCGACTGAGAACCTGCTTAATAAATGTACTGGTATTCAAAATAAGCAGATATTTTTCTTTCTGTTCTTCAATTACCCTCATACCAAGCCTCTGAAGCCTTTCATCCGCAGAGGTTTGTTTTATTTTTGCCTGCGGATCATAAATACTTGCAAATTCGACAAGTTCTCCAACAGTAACAGTACCGATAAAATCTCCTTCAATCCTTGTTTCGTACTGAAGAATAGTCTGAAGGCATCGCTGTTCATCTGTCAAGTCTTCTTTGTCATTCAGAACTCCTTTCATGTCCAGGATTGTTGCAGCTTCTTCAAATGCAACTTCATAATCAACAATATCATCATTCCAGGTGTGCCACCATCCACCAAGCAAAGCACCATATTGGTCACCTGTTGCACGATCTTCAATCAGCTCTGATACTGCCTCGGTAAAAATGTTAATTGTTTTCAATAGATTCGGTAACAAATTTACCATTCGTGCAATAAACCTAAGACCAAAATCACCAGTAATGGTTTCCTTCTTTCTTTTATTCAATTCTTTAAACTTGTCCTGGCTGCTATGCTTTGCAAGTTCGAAGATTGTGAATCTTCTCTTATCGGAATCATTGACAAGTTGAGGATTAATTGATACGAACAAAAAACAACTTCTGACATAATAATCGATTGGCTTACCATCCTTACCGCCTTTCGGAATGGCAGGTGACTTCTCAGAACTTCCTGCCCTGGCAAGTGCAATAACTTCCTGCATCCTTTTTGCTGCATTCTCATCGTTGCCTTCAGACTCATCAATCGTTACTGGCATGGCATCAGAATTAAGTTTCTGTCTTATCGCTGCCTCTGTAGCTGCTGTTCCCTGAGCATTGATACAAAAATCAGACAATACCGGGTGGATGATCTGTTCAAGAACATAAGTTTTTCCATTTCCTCTCGGACCAGTAATCCAGGCATGAGGCCTCCAAGACAATGCACCGCATACAGGTGCTATAGCCA